CAGTCTTGCCGTACAGCGTTGCCGTTGTGTCAGGCTCAACAACATCCTTGGCTATCTTGGTGTGATAGTACTTCTTTGGGCATTGCTCAAATGTTTTTAAGCTACTGAACGACCATACGATACTCATAAATCTTCCTTTGGTATTCTAAATTCCCAAAACCCATACGCATCGCCACGACTCCATCTGTCCCATGAAAAATGTACATCGCGTGTTTTCTTGTTGATGTACTTCCACAAGACTCTCATCAGCAATCTCCATAGCTCTTTCCATACCCTGCTTCGCAGTTCAGGGGTAGCTCGGGTGCCCACGACGGACGGATACGCATACACAACTCAACGTACTCCTTAGCTGTTTCAGCCTCGTCTTCCGGTGCAATACAAGCCACGGCGTCATGCACCGTCATAACTACGCGGTACTTTTTTGCAATCATTAACATCTGCTCACCTATCACAATACGTGCAAGTGCTTGGCATACGTTCTCGATTACTTTACCGCCGTAGATTCGGTTGGGTATGACAGCTTTGCCCTTCTTGGTGTCGTACACATACTCAACATCGCCATCGTCGTCTGTCTTTTTACGTAGGTTGGGATACTTTAAGCGCAGTCCGTTGGGTAGCAGGATGCCCTCGGAACCATCTACCTTGAGAATGCCGCCCCGACCAAAGGATGTGGTTTGTTCACCGATGATTGCGGAGAATATTTTTGCCGCCTCTTTCCACAACGCTGATATGTTTGGGTAGGTTCGACGATATGTATCAATGATGCGTTTCGCTTCATCCTCCGATACCTCCACTCCAAAAGCTTTGAGTTGCGTTCTAAACTTAACCGCACCCATACCATAGCCAGCCCCAAGAATCGTTGTCTTACCGACGAAACGCTCATCCTTTGTGATCTCTTCAATCTTTTTGCCATAGATAGCCGATGCCATGATTTTGTATACATCTTCGCCCCTTTCAAATGCTTCTACCAAATCGTCTTGCCCAGCCAGCCATGCCAGCGTCCGTGCTTCAATCTGTGAGGAATCTGAATCAATCATTACCATACCAAACGGCGCAAGGACAGCCTTTTTCAGTGGGGATGTGCGCTGTAAGTTCTGTAAGTTGATCTTGTCGTCACCACCCCAGCGACCAGTGTGTGCGGCATAGTAGCGTAGGGGTACAGGCATTGGGCCTCGTTTAGCAATCCCAATGAACCGCTCGGTGCGGGTCTCTTCAATGGTTGACTTTGTACCTAACCGCGCCGCAACCAATACTTGCACATTCGCATTCTCATGCTCCAGTAGGGCCTTGAACTCTTCATCCATCTTAGAGAATGCGTAAGTCTGCTTACCAGTAGTAGGACTCTTCTTCATGGGCGGCTCAACACCAAGTGATCTAAGCAAGTCGGCGAATTGCGGGTTGCTCATCAAAGTGTCTTTGTCGAAGTTGTTCAATATCTCTGTCTTGCGCATCTTCTCTAACTTAAGATGCAGGTCTAACATCAACTTGTCCAACTGCAACACTGGCTCGGTAAACATGCGTATGGTCAGGTCAATCAGGCGTAGCTCAATCTTTGGAAAGCCTTGGCTCATTAAACCGAACAAGTCCCATGTCAGCTTCACATCATTCTTGCAGTAGTCGCCGTATCGTGCCAAATCTTCCTTGTTAAAGTCTTTGCGAAACTTATTGATGGCGTTGACAACTTCGTTACCCTTGACCCCGATTCCGTAGTAGGTCGCTAAGACCGCTAGACTGCCGCCTACCTGAGTGCCATGCAATGCTCGCGCCATGCTCAGCGTATCCAACCAGCCTTTGGGCTTAATGCCGTATATCCAATTCAGGATGGCTCCGTCAAACACTGCGTTGTGCGCCAGCGCAAGGGAATTCTCCCAATCAAAGTCATTGAGGAACTGGTACATGTATGTGTGGCTACCGCTGAACCATTCCGGCTCGCCATCGTTTACCTGTACCGCAACACCGATAACTTCAAAGCGTGGGTCGCGGATGTATTCCTCAGTGGTCTGCTTGGCAAACCCAAGGTCACCGCCGTAGGCTGTCTCAAAGTCGATTGTGATTATGTTCATCTGAAAAGATTCGAGGATGTGGTTGCCGCCTTCATTTGCTTTACATCTTCTTCGCTAAGGGTTTGTTCGCCAAGTCGTATGTTTGGGCTATACGTATCTTGTAGCTGTGCAAGGGTGTACCCAAGACGAGAGCCCTCTGCCTTTATTTGCGCTTGACCAAACCCACTATTGCTACCTATTTGCGCACCGGTAAAGTAAGGAGCGCCTTTTAGTTGTTCTTCCATGTTGTCCTTCAACAACTCACGCATGACCTTCTCGTCGAATTCTTTGCGCCGTACTTCTTTCAGCGCTTCGTGCAGTGCACCCTTCTCAGGCTCAGTCAACACCTCACGGAAATTAGCGGCGAACATGAAGTGCCATTTGTCAGCACTACCATAAAACTCACTGGGATTGGACTCCATTCGCCCTACCAGCGCACGTACACCTGCGGATAATTCAGTCATTGTTAGCTCCTTCATTGTTTCATCAGTTGGATAAGTTGCTCTAAGTATTCGAGTTGCTCTTCGGCAATTACGGCGGCTGTGCCACCGCATTGTTTTATCTCTCGAAGGTTTTTTTCTTGCAGTGCCGTGGTCGTGCCTTTGCCTGCCTTGGCTTCAACAGCAAGGAAGTTTCCGTTGACACAGCATAGAAAATCGGGGACTCCTGAGTTGCCGTAACCAGTGCCGATGGGCATGGCGTAGTAGACACCGTTGTCTTTCAGGATTTTTTTAATCTTGGCCTTGACCTTGGCCTCGGGGGTTGCCGCCACTAACTACTCCAAATTATTTTCAAGCGGCGATAATAACACATTGCTAGACAATGTCAAGCACAGACGTAAAAAAGCCACCCGAAGGTGGCTGGGGCTTACCCTAACAATTTGTTAGGCTTGCGCGATTGCTCGTTCAAGATACCACTTGGCTTTCTCCAAATCTTGCTTGCGGTCGCCCTTGTGGTCGGCTCGGCTAATGTACTTCACAGCATTACCTAAGTGATAGGATAAATCTTTCGCTTCGATAAAGTCGATAGTCTCCATACCACCTACCTTGTAATGGGCAGGGTGATTCACTGGGTCTTCGGTTGGCTCCTCCATTGTGATTGGCGTGTCGCTTGAAGTGAATGTAATTGCTTCCCATTTTTGCGCCGCCGCTCTACGCCCTTTGGTGAGTTCGTATATCATTCCTGATACTTCCTTGTCCATACTCTTCTTAGCCATGTACGCAATTTGGTACGTGGTCTTGAATTTCTTGGCTACTTCAGCAGTTGTAGCTGTTGGGTTGGTGGCGAAATACGCTCGCATCTTTGCGGCGCGGCTTGTGTTGCGTTTTTTAGCTGTTGCCATTGTTAGCTCCTTGCTGTTGGCTGTTTACATACTCGGTTAAAACTTCACGAATCTTGGCTTGCTTTGAATACGGATAGTGGGTGTTGAAGTAATCCATCACATGCTTTGGTAATCGCAAGCTCGTATTGAAGAGGGTCGGCTTCTTACTCGGGCCTCGTCCCTTTCGTTTTTTAATTTCCTCCATTTGCTTTCCTTTCAAATCGGCTATCTTTCAAGAACGCTCTTAGCCATTTACCCTTACCAAGTTTTACCCACTCTTCGTATTCACTTTGAGTCAGTTTAGCGCTCACGCTTCTGCCGTTCTTGGTCAGTTCACGCTTCTTTGGCTTCAGCATCTATATTCCTTTGATGGAATGGTGCGTGTTCATCTAAGTAGTCTCTCAGCAGTTTTATAAAGCCCACCTCAACACAAGCACGTACTTCTGCGGGTTCAAAGTCACAGATGATGGTCATCGTGCCGTTCTCGTTCTCAACAATTTCTTTCACTATCATGCTTTTCTCCTTCTTCCTTGGTTAAAAAAATGAAATGGCATTTGGTACAACGCCACATCAAGCCTTCCTCTACTACCACTTTGCGTTGCCCATGCAAGCCACGCATTCTCCCAAAAAATGTTTTGACCTGTTCAATCATTCTTCCCCCATCGTTTACACAATTGTTTCAACGTCTTACTCTGCTTCTTCTTATTACACACCTCGCTCTTCGACGCCTCTTTTGCTTTTACTTGTAGCTGTCTAGGTGTAAGGGGTTGTGGTGGGTCGGGGAATAATCCATTGAACCCCACTGTGCCTAGCACAGCACTGAGTATGAGTTTGTCGATCATGTGTTTCCCTATCGTGTCCTACTTCTTGAGCCTTTAACCGTATTCCAATCCGTGCTGGAATTACGAATGCTGGTTGCAAGGGTGTTCATACCTACCTTGACCCTGTTTGTTCTGTATCTTTCTCTTTCTTTATTCATTTCGCTGTCTCTGTTTGTGTTTACTGTAGTTGTGTCGTACTTGGATGTTTTCAGTTTCTTCAGTAGTAGCACATCTTTCTCAGGCGGTTGCTCCC